TCTGGCGTTGAGCCATGCAAGCGAATAACTGCCTGACAAAAATCACCAATAATTGGAGTTTGCAAGTCAGACAATGCGTAACTACGCACCTTTTCTAACAATTTCATTTTAGGAGTAACATTAACATTCATCTTTACACAAGTATGAAATTTAGTAACCTGTCTGGGTAAGTCACACATAGTATTTTGGTCCCCAAACCACACTTGTGAGGAATATATGCGTGCCAAAAACTTGATACCACTATCCCCTCGAAGGATAGGTTCAATAGTTAATACCTGGCCTATTGTTGTAGCAGCCTGGGTATAATATTTGGAATTAACATCAGCAGTGAGGCCATCATCTCCACCATAGATGCCCAACCGTGTAAAAGCCTCTTCGGCTCCGATGTACAAACCATCACGCTTACTCATACGAAAAGCCAAAAACGCCACAAACGCATTGACCAATGTATTAAAAACGGAGGTTTCAGGAGAACCTGACGCCCTGCTATACCCAGTATCATACTTGGTATCAAAGAAAGCATAAGCATCAAGGTTATATTGTCCACGATGTAACTCAAGCAATACTTCATGATGACTAGGATGGAAGGCACGCATTAACAACTGACGTTCAAGTTCACGCATGGCATTAGAACCATGTCCATCGAACTTACTAAAATCAGTGTTAGCTGCACTTCCAGCATCTGCCAAAATATCAATAACGCGCTGAGAGATCTGTTTAGGGGTCTTAGAAAACGCATACCAAGGCTGAGCCTTGAGCACGTTTTCAAACGCGTAAATGAATCTACTATACTCCCGCTTGTCAACGGGATCAATAATAGAAATTGCACGAGGAGTTTTAACATTGCCATAAGGTTCTTTCTTAGAGAACATCTTGACAATATGTTTGGAGAACAAACCATGGGATCCAGCTTCAGTACGCCTTTGACTAGGCTTAGCCATACGATTTTGCACCTCCTCATGATCAGTAGGATGCATAGAATGCTTGCGGCATTCAGGGATCAGCTGTTCAGCAAATTCTCTCATAACAGTAACAAGAAAAGGAGTCATCTCAATGACTCGAGAGCGGACGCTAAGAACGCGTCCACG